GCCACCCTATGGTCTTGCGGTGCGCTTCTTCCCACATCTCCCTCCTTTCTACCTTGCTAAGGTTCTTGCCTTGGTCTAGCTCCATGTGGCAGATATTGCACATCGCTGCCACACGGTAATCATGCGCCTTGATACTCTTGCCTTTACCGTCTCTCAACTGATTACTATGTGCGGCCACTACAGTGCCATCGTTGTACCTACCACAGTGCATACACTCAGGCGACTCCCTAATCATATCAAGCAATTTACGATTTCTGTAAGTTCCATGCGACACGAACATTCTCCTGTAGATCATCCGCTGCCCGATCACCACGAACCCTACGGATGGTGTTTATGTACCGCTGTCTGCTGTCTCTGTCCGGTAGCTTGCAGACGTGTTTTGCCTCACACCAAGCCCTCCACTCCTCTGAATCCGTATGTACTTCCTGACCACTTGGTAGGGTTGTTGCTGTAGCCATGATGATGCAATGTCCGGTTGAATTTTGATGATGGTTAATAATTTTCTTCGCATGTGTCTAGTTTGATTAGCACTAGGTCTGTCTGCATCGGGGCTGTTGCCCATCGACCATAGCGCTCGTGGTGTGCCACCGGTATCTGATTTCCATTCTGATATGTGTATCCTGCCTTCGTATTTTAGTATTTTAAGGTGGTAAGTAATACGAGACTTAGTTGCTGAAAACTCTTGTGCAATATCCTTGACATAACAAGCGCCTTTATGCTTAATATGCCTGATGATTAAATATCGAATATGCATATCAGTTACAGATCGTTGTGCAAGATGTGCCATTACAGCAGGTATTGCAGATGGTTGTCTTACCACCAACCATAAATATCTGGGTGGTGCAGGCGGCGTGTGCTGCCGTAAACGACATAGTCAACACTAGGGCTAATATTGTTCTCATTGGTTTTCTTCCTTAAAAAGTAACACACTGTTGATAAAGTCTGTAAATTCTTCTTTTGTAAGATCGGTGGTGCTAGGGTCTGACTCCATCAGCTGCCCGTTTGGTAGCTCAATAATCTTGCCTGGCAGGAACCGCTGCTTAAAGTAAACGTGCCACACTTGTGGTGTAAACGCTTTGCCATCTATACGCATAGATTCCGCTATCTCATGAACAGTCGTCCAGTAAAGCGCATTTTGTTCAAGCGTCCGAGATGTCTGCCTGATCTCCACCACGTAGCCATCTGGTGCTTGTGCTATCATTTCGATGACACGAGACCTGTCTGCGGTAAGGCGAAGTATTGTACGTTGCATTATCGTTACTCTGTGGTAGCAAGGCTAAGGCGGGCAACTTTTTCTTTATTCCACAATTGATAGTTAATTTTGAACGTTCTGCGCTTGTTGTCGTCTATCTCAAATCCCCTTTGCGCGTTCGGTTTAAAGATATTGGCATCAGTAACGCTATACATCTGTCTGTCCATTTGGTTTTTAAAGGCGATGGGGTCTATGTCTATCATCTCTAACCACGGGCCACCGTGCTCGTAGATAAACTCAAAGGCTGAAGCCACGTCCTCCTGTAGCTTTAACCCGTGCTCGGTATCCAAAGGCGGTAGAAAGGTATCTGCAACAGCGGAAGCAACAACAGCAGCTATTAGCTTTTCATAGGCTCGGATATCATCCATTTTCGATAGCCATCAGCAACAAGATTACCCACCCTAAGATGATAAAGAAACTAGCGCAGGCAATGTATTTCATATTATGTCTCCAAGTTTTCGGGGAATAAATGCTTGATCGCATTCGTTAACAGCTTGCACTCTGCCTGCATCTCCAAAGACGTTTCGTGGGCCTGATCTATGTTGTTTTTCAGCAACTGCTTTTTCATCCGGTTCATCAGGGCAGTTAGTTTCAGTGTGTGTGTGCTGTAGTCGAGCATGTTCCACTTCTATCAGTTTGTTGAGATAGTGCAAGGCTTTCTCCAGATCCTGCACCCCATTCTTTTTGCGGTAGCGGGTGACGTACTTAATTATGTTGCCTTCCAAGAAACCCAGATCATGGGACAGGATGTAGTCCCAAGTCTGGATAGCCGATTGGTAGTGGTTGCCACCAACCTGTTTTTCGTTCGCTGGCATCAGAAAGGCACGTCAGAATCTATATCAGCCACATTTCTAGGCGATGATTTAGGCTCGTACTCTTTTGGCTCTGTCAGCGTGAACCAACCGTCTGAACCAACTGGCACAGCCTCTAGCTTCATTGCCAACCCACCGTTCTTGGTTTCCATCACAACTCCACACTTTAGCCACCGTTTCTTTTCCTGGCCCTGCTTGTTTGTGTAGGTTCCGGTGCTTGCAATCACTTCGTACTTAACGCTCATTTGTCATTCCTTTTGGTTAACGATTCGACTTTATTGTCTACTTCTTGCAAAAACTTACTAACCTCATCTTCCATGATTTTGATGTACTTGTCATCGCGGTTTACCCTAACAATCAACAACTCCAATCCGTCCGGTAGTCTAGGGTCAAACGAGACAAAGTCACACCACTTGCGCCCAGTCACAGCCATCTGTGCTTGCATCTGGATAAAGTACTTTTTCGGTGGCGCGTCTGTTTCTAGGTACTCTAGGTGTGTAGCCGTGTTAGGACACTTTATCTCTATCAACCCTTCGTCACCCACCAAACCGTCTGGGCTACACCCAAAGTTAACAATACTAGGGTGGTCTACAAACGCTATCTGCTCAACAAAATCACCTGTTGTGACCTCATATGCAGCTCTGGCTTGAGGCTCTGTGTCTACACCCCACTGCATAGCTGAACTACTAAACCCTGCTGTCTTTTGCTGGGTTAAGCGTTCTACCACTAAATCAGCTTTGTAGTTCTTACGGCTAGCTGACTCCCCATCCCTGCCTTTGGATAGCACATCTGCGACACGGGAAGCTGTCACCTTCCCGGATCTAACGGCAAACCACTCTGGGCTACCTTGTATGATCTCACCCATCCATAAGTTCCTTTTTACGGGCATCCTTAGCGGCGTTAATCTTGCCTAGTGCTGTCTTGTCCGTCTTAAACATGGAATAGGCGGCAGTAAACTGGGCTTTAAGCGCATCTAGCGACTCGGCTGACATAACACCCTTGATCGCCACAGAAACGTCCTGTGGCTCTCCTACGTTGGTCGCGTCGGCATCCTTAGTGTCGTCAATCAAGAACAAACCGTTTAGCGCATACTTACGAGCATAGCTACTAGCCGCACCAGTTATCTGGGATTCATCCATTCCTTTCTTGGTTTCTGCTTCACGAGCGTATGCAGTGACTGTAATGTTATTTTCACCATCAACAAATGTCGCCTCAGCCTCTACATAAACACGACCACCAACTTCTCGGATGGTATCGCTCAGGGTAACCACAGCACCGTCTAGCAGAGGTTTAACGGCTTCCAGAATATCCTCGCAAGAACGGTAACGGTAGCCACCAAACTTGTTCATCTGACCCTTGGGTGCCTTTAGGGACTTTTGGATAGCCTCTAGTTTCTTATACACGCTCATTTTCACGCTCCTTAACACGCTGGATGTGACCCTCAACCATATCTAGGAGCTTGTTCATATCCTCATCTGAGGAGTGGTAAGACTCAGCAATGTGGACGATCAGACGCTCTACTAGAACAGGGTCACAAAAGTAGTTAATCCACCACTCTTTGTCACTCTGTGGAAAACTGTCTGAACCAGCTAGTGCCGACATTGTCTGGCAAATTTTTTGAATATTCATAATACGATCCATCCTATGGTCACGAAGGTTACGATGGCTACTGTAACTGCTGCGCAGATTGCGTAAATTGTGTGGTCGTACATTTGTTTCTCCTGGTTAGAAACTACATTGTGTTCGTTTGTGTGGCTGTTGTGTATAGGTGTTTACCCTTAGAACTCGAACTCTTTTACTTCGTACCTGTTGCTCTTGTTTTTCCACCAGCCATGCACAAGTATCCGCCACCCAGACCGGATCATTTCAGGCAGCGCATCGTTGTTCTCGATCTTTTTTATCCTGGCAGACATATTGGACTTGCTTGTTACCTGTATCGCTAAGGTCTCACCGTTACCAATGGCCAAAAGGTCGATACAACCAAACAGATCGTGCTTGCGCTTGGTGAAGTAGTTGTAATACTCAACAGTGGCCACTGTATAGCCCTGATCGCGCAATAGCTTGGTAGTTCTAAGCGTAAGAGTCATTGAGTGCCTTTTCATAAGATTTGATTTGAATCATTGATAAGTTTTCACCAGCATCGTGGCGTTTCTTCAACTTATGCGCCCACGCTTTGTGGTCACCAGGTTTAAATGCCTGCTCAACTAGCTTGGCCATCTCTCTTGTTACCACTACCTTATCTACCTTTGGCTCCGGCAGGGCTTTGTTTGCAGGCTTGGGTGCTTGTCTGCATACGTCTCTAAACTGCAACATAGACGGACACCTATCGGAAGGTAAGTTTTCCACGGCAAATCTGAGCGCGTCTGGGCGGTCTTTGAACCCAGCCAAACAGTTGGCCCACTCCTGTTTTACTGCAGCAGGATCTAGACCTGAGTACCGCCTGGCAACATCCACGCCATACACCAGTGCTAGTTTGTGAAATATACGGTCAACCCACTGTATCGGTAGCATTACTTGCCTCCTTATAATGTTCTAAATTGCTCTCTTTAGGCCACTCCAATGAGCCATTTCGTCTTCTAGAGTATTCGCTTATTGACTCACATAGATATAAATTTGAAAGACGGTTGTCCAAACCATCACCGTTGATATGTATAACAAATTC